GAGTCATAAACGAATGCGCCGTATTCATCTCTAACAGGCTTCATTCCATCCGATCTAACTCTTGCCTTTAGGTATTTTAAAAGTATATTTAGGCCAACAAGTTCTGCATCAGAAAAATCAAAATCTACATCATCTCCCAGCATAATTGTTCCGGTAGATACCATTTCCATTTTAATTCTCCTTTATTTTGAGTAAAGTAGCTTTTTTAGTGATCTAATTTTGTTATCATACTCACAGAACTCACTACTAAAAAAATCTATCGCTAAAGACTCAGCTTTCTTACTTGAATCATCTAAAACAAATCTAAACCTTCCCGATTCTAATCTTTCTGCGCTTATAAGCTTTAAGCCCTTTATGTTTAAGTAGGCTGCAAGCGCTAGGTCTGATGTTTCGTACTGGTTCATTGTTTAATCCTTTCTATGTATTTTTTATGCACAGAGCATATAGTGGACCCCTTTGGGGCCTGTCTCTTACACCTGTTACCATCATTTTTGATGAATTCACACTGTATGAATACAAAAGAACTTTTATTATTACCAGATTTATTAGCAGGAATAACCTCATCTTCTTCATCTAAAATTATTGGCTCAGCATCTTCCATTACCAAATAGCTTGGCTCGTACTCTTCTGTGTCATCTAAATCATCCTGACTTTCATCAGGCTCAGATGGATCCAGCTCTTCCATTTCCATAGAAGTATCGTCTTCAATCATGGCTTGAAATTGCTCGGCAGAAGATTTCATTCCAGACAATTCTTCTTCATACTCAAAAAATGTTTCAAATTTATCTTCTGGATCAGACATTGTTTCTGGGCTAACTTTGCTCATGTCTCTTCTAGACATCGTTTTTGTTTGTGCTCTATTTGCAAGAGGCTTGCCCTTAACAAATGTCATTCTATTTCTTAATTTATTTGGATTCATAATGTTTCATTTATTATACTATATAATAATATAAAAAGGGCGCAGTATTTCTACTGCGCCCTTAGTCAATCTAAAGATTGCTCTAAAGATTAGGCGTGAGTTCCGGTAGCGACACCACGGGGGTTGACAATGCCAACGCCGATGATCTCGTTAACAACCCAGCCAAGCTTAAGCTGCTTGGGCTCGTCAGCGGGAAGAACCTCGATGTCCTGACGGACAGGCATCACGCCAACAAACTCTGGATCAGCGGTAGCGAAAGAGCGACCAACAGGCACAACCTTGGAGACGATGATATCGGCACCGAAGACGTGACCATAGAGGCCGGTCTGAAGAAGCTCACGCTGAGTGACAGGGTCGACCTGACCGGCATTAGAACCTGAAGACTCCCAGGTAAGAATGTCGGTGAACTCGTTGATGTTTAGGAAGTACTTAGAAGTAACTAGGTCCCAACGATCAATTGCTCTCTTTAGGTTGACAAGGCCGTCCTTCTCAAGGGTGGCGCCAGCAGGAGAAAGATCAACCGGAGCATTCTCGCCACCAAGGCCGCTGTCACCAGCGAACGTGAGGGCGGAGAAGACGTTGGCATCTTCCTGAGCCTGGATCTCCTGACGAGCCTTCTGCTGGGCACGGTCGATCACGTTGAAGCGACGACGCTTGACCTCAGCAATACGGACGGTCGGGTTAGAAACAACCTCGAACTCAGGAATGGTCACCCTATCGCCAAAGACGCGGGACTCGGGAGCAGCACCATTGCTGGAAACAACAACAGCAGCTACGTCGATATCACGGTCGTAGACGGGGAGAGCACCCTGGGGTAGAGGATCGACAACTAGAGCCTTGCGAGCAACACCCTGATAGTCGAGGTTTCTACGGATTGGGTTAGCCATTGCCTGACCGAGAGCAATCTTGCCCTCCTGGGTCATAAGCGCCTGCTTGATCATCTCGTCGCGCTGGCCATCATTTAGTGAAGGAGCGGCAGCCTGAGCAGAGCTAGAGGGCTGTAGATCCTCAATGATGGAAGCGTACTTGACAATCTGAGATAAAGCCTCAGTAACATTGGAGGCATTGATTTCACCATGTGTATTAAATAGATTTGACATTTTATCCTCCTATGCCGCCGGGGCTGCATTGCCCTGGTAAAATATTGCGTGTGACTCAACCGTGGTGGTTTCACCAACAGCAGTTGCGGTTGTTGAGACTAGTGACGTATCTGTCAAAGCTCCAACGTAAATGCCAACACGAGCACCCTTGTCTGCATCGCCGGTTTCACAAAGCAGGCCATCTGAGTCTGAGAAAACTGGAGCATTTGCACTAAGAGCATCTATTGGGTTTGTTGCTCCAGTTGCCGGCAGGCCAGAGACACCGTAAAGGCCGGCTTGAGCCCAAACAGTAACTTTGCCGGAAGCGCGATCAGTTGACGGTCCAAGAACCACAGCGCCAGAAACCTGAGTTGCCTGACCAGTGCGCTGGCCAATTAATGAACCAAAAAGGGTTCCGTACTCATCTTCGCCCTCATCAGCAAGACCGCCAAGGCTATTGAGAGTGCGCTGACCCGGGGCAAACCTTACGGTGTGCCCGTCTGCTAGCGGTCCTGTCGGAACGTCAGCAGCATAACCCTCAATATCACCGGTATCTGCCGCCAACTGAACATACTCGCCACCATCAAGGGTGCCAGCTGCTGCGTCAGCAAGATCGAACATACCGAGGGGTCTTAAACCTGGATTTAATAGTTTTAAAGCCATTTTAATTCTCCTGAATTATTTTAAAAAAGTTTAATATATTTAACCACTAAATATATTGTCTAGGTTTTACTTGATTTAATCAACAAGTTCTTTAACTTAGCGTATCTAGATTCAAAGTTGCCGGTCGGCGTGCGTAAAGCCACTCCTTCCATTTTATCCTTCTGCTCATAGCCGTTTTCAACCAATCCGCCGTCCCCTTTCGCATCAGATAATCTGATTGCTTTTGGATGCGCCGAAAGAGTTAGTTCCCGGCCAGTTTCGTCATGAAGTTCGTATAGCTCCTTGTAATCTGGATTTCTCTTTTCCGATTCAGCATCATACAGTCTACCTAGACCTGTAAAATATTCTCGGAGTGTTTTATCTTCGTTATTAAGACCCTTTACGGCGTCCTTAACGTAAGATTTTGACATTTCATCGGCTTTCTTAAGCATATTAGTGTCGTTATTTAAATGATTATTAGTAGAATTTAAAGAAAATTCTTTTAATTTAGATAATTTTTGAAGCCTAGAGTCATCAACCTCTGAGGATCTTTTTCTTCTTTGACCTCTTGTGATTTCTCTTGAGTAATCTTTATCATCAAATCCGCCCATTCCCTTTCTCCTTGGTGCTTTTTTCCCCAAAAGATATTTTCTGGCTCTGTTTTTTCTATAAAGACCCTTGCCTATAATTTCTTCTGCAACCTCGTTAAGAGCGTGCTGCGGGGTTGGCTCTAGTCCCTTAAAATCATCATAGATTGGGCGAGCTTTTTTCCTATCAGTTACTGCTTCATATATAAGCCCTGCTGCCGTGTCTCTTGGGGTATCTCCAATTATTTTATTATCCACAAAAACATAAGTCATGCCTTCAACTGGTCTGGGTAACTTGATAAACTTATCCTTGCCGTATTGGTTGGCTATATACTGAAGAACTTTATCTGTTATGGCGGGGTTACTGATGATTTTTTGAATGCTAGCGTTATCTCCATTTTTAATAGCTCGTATAATCGCAACCTTAACTGGATCAACAGATCCCGTATTGCCACCACCGGCGCCAGTTCCAGGAGTTCCGCCGCCAGTTCCAGGAGTTCCTCCTCCAGTTCCAGGGGCGTTTGATCTTGCTCCACCATATGTGGGCGGGCCGGCGCTGCCGCTGCCACTAAAGTATTCATTGTAAACCCATGCTCCACCAGCTATAGCTGCGGCGACTAGAGCTACTTTTTTGAGAAGAGAAAAGGCAAGTAATTTTGAACCATACTCGCCAATAGTCTTAATCGTCGCTTCAGACCATTCCTTTATCTTATTGGCCCTTTCTTTTAGTGCCGAAGTTTCCCTTTCGTGAGTTGCGGCGTCTATCTTTCCTTCTTTAAGATCGGAATCTAGATTCTGTCCTTTTTGGCTGATCTCGCCAAGCTCATCGCTCTGTTTTTGAACCTGTTCTGTTATTTCTTCAGCAGCTTTGGCCCCCTCTGGCCCACCACCCTTAAGCGCTGCAGCGGCCTCCTCTGGAACTGGCATTCCTCGTGGTCCTATTGCTTGTTTGAATTCGTCTATATTCTCTAAAGCAAATAGGCCTTTAAAACCTTCTGGATTTTCATTTAAGACCTTCATCCCGGCCTCCCAATCCTTAAGAAGCTCGGGGCTCTGTTTGATTGGGCCGCTGGCGAAAGCATCATGATATTTTTTTATAAGTTCATCAAATTCCTTCAAAAAATCTGGATCATTTTTTCCCAACTGGTACAGGGGGCTGTTTGTGTTTCTTGGATTCATACTGGAAAGCGCCCTATAAGTGTAATAAGCCTTATAATTTTCTTCAGAACCAAAAAATGCTTTAATTAGACCTTCAGATATACCGTACTTATCTTTTGACCCTGCCGCAAGCTCTCCGCCCTTACTAATGGCCATATCCTCTAATCCCTGCAGGATTTTTGCCTTATTTCTAATTAATTCTGTGGTCAATCCTGCTGCTTTGGCACTATCGCCTGCGCTTACCGCACCCTTTATATCGTCCGCGATTTGAACAGCAGAATCAACCATGGTCCTGTCGAATGTTTGCTTGAAATAATCGAATATTCCTCCGCCGAGCCCTTTTATAGCATCTTTAACTCCTGCTCTTTTTTTCATAAAAGAATCAAGCGTATTTGCATAAGCGTCAAATGATTCTGAGTCTGATACTTTATTTATTCGCATTTTACTTCCGTCTCTAGCATTTCATCTATGGTTCGCTCTATTCTATAGGCCAACTTATAGTCGCCCTTTTGAATTGCTGTTTTTGCCATATCATTTAATTCATCTACAATATTGTTGATTGATTCGGCAGCCTGGACTTCATCATCGTCTAGCTGATCGTCATCTGCAGAAGAAAGAGATTCATTTAGAGCATCTACTTTTGCCTTTGTTTCATCAGCAACGTTACCGATCTCCTTCATTTTTTGCTCGCTCATTTCAGCCTGAGCAATCTTTTTTGAAAGAATATCTGCCCGCCTAATGGTCTCAACAACTCTCGCCTCTAATTCTGAAAAGACTTCGCTGTTATTGAAGTTTGCGATATCTTCTTTGCTCCATAGATTTTTCATTATAATCTCTCTTTTATTTTTATAAATAATTAGTAGGTTAAACTATAGTAACATAAATTCAAGGGTGCCAATTGCCGCAGACGGTGGGCCGGTGCAAAGTGCAACCCCAGGATGTGTATCAGTTGGCTGAGCGGATGTTAATTTCCCATCCAACCCAACGAATAGGGTGCAATTTATTGGATAAACTTGAGTGGTGTCAAACTGATCAGTTGCGTAAATTCCGCGCTGATAGTGAATTGTTACTCTGCCGCTACCGATAGTTGTATCGTCCCCTGGCTTTCCTGCAACTCTATATATGTAGTTTGCAATAACCTTAAAGCTATCATTTTGACCATCGCCATCTGAATCATAATTCAGCTCAGTTCCAGCGGGAATAGTTATTACTCCATTGACAACATTAAGAATAACAGAAATTGTAGCTGTAAAACTATTTTCAATAATATTTGGAAACTCAAGAATGCCAGTCACGTCAACAGAGCTTACTCTTTTGCCATTTCCATCAATCTCTGAGGCCTGCGCATCAACGATTACTATCTCATCAACTTGCGGTTTTGTAAATGCATTTGTTCTTACATCATCGATTATTCCAAGTGGCGCAGTTCCATCACTAATGCCCGCAACAATATCGTTGCCTATCAGCCCAAGCTGAGCAAACATACCTGGCTCAAACTCTGCAGTTGGATCAACCGATAAGCTCATAGGAAGAGCATTACCAGTATGAATAACTTTAAGCATTTAAAAATCTCCAGTTATATAATATATCCACAATACATTATATATTATTAATAAAAAAAGGGGAGGATTTTAATCCCTCCCCTTATTATACTGAAAATAAGCCAGTATGGTTGAGTTTATAAACTAGGAATTCTTTATCCTTGAAATAGTTACTCTTACCATATCCGCAGCCAAC